GACACAAGGGCAAAGAGTGTCGTGCATATCTAAATAACAATGAGTGTGGTAGTTGCCGTGCTTGTTGGGATAGTAAAGATAAACAAGTAAGTTATAAGGAGCATTAATGATACCATATGAAATAGGAGAAAAAATAATAAACCTAATTGAAAAAGAATTAGGTGGTAAAACAAATGGACATGATGAATACCTTGAAGGAAAAGGTACACAAATTTCATTTGATTTAGAAAACAAATCCTTTAGTATTGACTTGTGGGATGAAAGTATAGTAGATGATTTTAATAAATGACATTCGTATTTAGACACCCAAATTATTACAAGCAATTAAAAAAACAAAATGACTTGACAAATAAGTCTAACTATGGTAAGGAAAATCATGATGAAAAAATACAAAGTAATACTAAGAGGCATGGGACTATTCGCAACAGGAATACTATCATTCAAAAGCGAACCGACTCTGAATGAAATAGAAGAAGAAACTGCATTGTATCTAAACGAAAAATTATTAAAGGTAGAATTAGATAGTTTTCATAGAGAAGATAGATACATACTTACATACGAGGAAGTAGTAGCTTGAATTATATACAACAACTTGCTGTCATAGAGTTACTTTCCATTCCTACTGATTCACAGGTAAGAATGGATTGTCCTTTTTGTAGTGGTAAAAATACTTTGTCTATTGATACAACAGAAAACAAAATCGGTTGGTACTGTTTCCATGCTTCATGTAGTGCCAAAGGTAAGAAGGAAGGAGAAAAAGATATGAACTATGTAATAAAAATTTTTAAAGGTAGTGGTACATTTAAAAAAGAATCAGATGAATTTGAACTACCAGATAGTTTTCAATCAATATATTCAAGTGAAAAAGCTATGCATTGGTTATCTAATAATAATTGTTGGGAGTCATGGGCATGGCATAGAGCAGATTTTAAATATGATGTAAAACAAAATAGAGTTGTGTTCATAGTAAAAAATAGAATATCAGATAAAATAGTAGGTGCAGTTGGAAGAGCACTTGATAAGGATACATTTCCTAAATGGTTTATGTATGGTAATAAAGATGTTCCATTTAAATGTGGTGATTGCAATGATGCAGTTATTGTAGAAGATTGTCCATCAGCTTGTGCTGTTTCTAATATACTAACAGGTATAGCAATCATGGGTACAAAATTAAAAGATGTACAAAAGAGTCATCTTAGACCATATAAAAATTTATACATTTGTTTAGATAGAGATGCTACAACTAAAGCATATGACATGGCAAAAGAATTAAGATCATCTGGTTTTGATAATGTAATAGTTAAACCATTAGAAGATGATTTAAAATATTATAATACAGATCAGATAAGAGAATTATTTTATAGCAAAGGTAACTCAGATAACTACGAATATAGACCTGTAAAAGATTTTGTAGAAAGCGAGGATAGATGATAGAAAAACAAATGATTAAGTTAATGTTAAATAAACAATTTTATACACAGCATAAAGGTAACATATCACCTACTGTTTTGGGTGGAGATATTAGTTCTTTGTATGATACAGTGCAAAAAGCACATGAGAAATATGAAGACGATATTAAGATAGATGAGTTGTATTCTTTGCACACTGCTATATTTAATCCTGCATTGACCCGTGCTGCAAAAGAAAAGTTTAGTGAGTTAGTAGAAGATATAAAAGAAGTTAAAGAACCTAGTAGAGAAATAGCAAAAGATATAATGCGTATTCTTTCTGACAGAGATTTAGCACAAAGAATAGCTGTTGAAGCTACAGAAATATTTAATGGTAAAGATGCAAACTTTGCTGATATATCTACAATGATAGAGAAACATAAAACAATAGGCACAGATGATGACTTAGAATCTGTTACAAAAGATGTAGGAGAATTATTAGATTTAGTAAATGTAAATACAAAATGGAAATTCAATATACCTGCATTGCATAACAATGTAAGTGGTCTAGGAGCAGGTAATCTTGCTATATTTTTTGCAAGACCAGAAACAGGTAAGACTGCATTCTGGGTTAGTCTTTGTTGTGCACCACATGGTTTTGCATATCAAGGTGCAAAGATACATGCATTCATAAATGAAGAGCCTGCATCAAGAACACAGCTAAGAGCAATATCATGTTACACTGGCTTGACACGAGAACAAATTCATGATAATAAGCAAGCAACAATAGATAAATGGAAAGAAATAAAAGATAATATAAATATGTTTGATATAGTTGATTGGTCTATGGATGATATAGATGCTCATTGTGAAAAACATAATCCAGATATAATTGTTATTGATCAATTAGATAAGGTAAATGTTCAGGGATCATTTGCTAGAACAGATGAGAAACTAAGAAAGATATATACAAGTGCTAGAGAAATTGCAAAAAGAAGAAACTGTGTTGTGATTGCAATATCACAAGCATCAGCAGATGCACATAATCATAATAGTATTTCATTTGATCAAATGGAAAACTCTAAGACAGGAAAAGCTGCCGAAGCTGATTTGATTATAGGTATAGGTAAAAATACTAATCAAGATGCTAGTGATAGAACTAGAACTTTATGTGTAAGTAAAAATAGAATAAACGGATATCATGGAGAACCACACTGCATGATAAGAAAGGAAATAAGCAGGTACGGAATATGATAACAGTAATAGACGTTGAGACATCGTTTCAAAAAACAGAAGATGGTGGTTATGACCCATCACCATTTCATCCAGATAATATATTAGTTAGTGTCGGATTAGATTCTAAATATGGTAATGAGTATTATTTTACAGGACACTCAGAAAAAGTTAGTAAAGGTGGTAAGGCTAGAATACAAGAGGTTTTAGATGAGACTACTTTGTTAGTAGGTCACAACATTAAGTTTGATTTAATGTGGATGCTAGAGTCTGGATTTACTTATACAGGCAGAGTATATGATACTATGCTTGGAGAATATATTTTAAATAAAGGAATTAGAAAAAGTCTAACACTTGAGATGTGTTGCCAAAGAAGAAAGATAGGATCAAAAGATAATAGAATAAAAGAATGGATGGATAGAGGTGTATCATTTCAGAATATACCTGTAGATATTGTAGAGGAATATGGAAGAATTGATGTTAAGATTACTAGAAGATTATTTGATTCTCAGATGGCTGATTTTAAATTAGAAAAAAATAAAGACTTGTTAATGACAGCTAAGATGATGAATGAGTTTTTAGTTGTATTAACTGACATGGAAAGAAATGGAATTAATATTGATTTGCTAGACTTATCTAGAGTAGAAACAGAGTATAAAGCAGAGCAAGCAGCCCTAGTTCAAAAAATTGATAGAATAGTTTATAAACATATGGGTGATACAAAAATAACTTTGTCTAGTCCAGAACAATTATCATGGTTAATATATTCTGTTAAACCAAAAGATAAAAAACAATGGGCTAAAATATTTAATGTAGGTATTGATAAATCTACAGGAAAAAATAAAAGAAGACCACAATATTCTAGAATACAATTTAGAAATTTAGTAGCAGATAATACAGAGACAGTTCACAAAACAATAGCTGAACAATGCAGAACTTGTGATCATAAAGGCGTTATAAGAAAAATAAAAAAAGATGGAAGTCCTTATAAAAATTATACTAAGTGTGTAGATTGTGATGGTGTGGGTTATATATATACACCTATTGCAAAGATAGCAGGGTTTAGGCAAAAACCTAGAAGTGTTTTTGATGTATCTGAATCTGGTTTTAGAACAGATAAAATTACTTTAAGTAAAATAGCAGGTGAAGCCGAAGGTGAGTTTAAACAATTTATAGATGCAATTATAAGAAACAATGCTATATCCACTTATTTAAATACATTTGTAGAAGGTTTAAAAAATTTTACAAATAAACGTGGGTTTCTACATCCAAAGTTTATGCAAGCTGTGACAGCAACTGGAAGATTATCAAGCCGTGATCCAAACTTTCAGAACCAACCTAGAGGTAAAACATTTCCTATTCGTAAAGTGGTTAAGTCTAGATTTGGTGGTGGGCAGATTATGGAAATAGATTTTGCACAGCTTGAATTTAGAACTGCAGTATACTTGGCACAAGATAAGCAAGGCATGGAAGATATAAAAAATAAAATAGATGTACATAAATATACTGCAGATATTATTGGCGTATCAAGACAAGATGCAAAAGCACATACATTTAAACCTTTGTATGGTGGTGTAACTGGAACTGAAGATGAAAAAAGATACTACACTAAATTTTTAGAAAAATATAAAGATATAAAAGTTTGGCATGAGAAATTACAATCAGAGGCAATACGATTTAAGTGCAGGTATTACATCTGCAGTTCCTTGTTTAAAAATATCAGCCATCAATCTCTCTTCTCCAGGATA